ATGGTAGCCGTGCCGCCAAAGCCGATACCGGTCGTGTGCGATGTCGTTCCGGCGGTCTTCGAGAGGGCATAAACCGCCTCAAAGGCATACCGGGTGTTACTGCTCAGGGTCACGCCGACACCTAGAACACTCTGCGCTGTGTTGACATTTGCGCCAGCAAGCGATGCGTTTAGGGCGTAGTACTGCATCCCCGGAACCACGCCGCGCTGAGTACCGGACGGGGTGAAATACATTGCAGTACCGTCATACTCAGAAAGTCCGGCACTAGCAGTACTCAAAGCCGAAGAGGTGTAGACCAACTTACCGGAGGAGTTAAGTCTAAGAGACTCTACGCCACCTTCCACGAACGCGATGGTGTCAGCAGCCGGGAAAAAGATACCCGTATTCGTATCGCCAACCGTGGTGATAGACGGGGCTGCAGCAGTGCCGCCGGGAGCCGTAATACCGTTTGATCCGTCAAGAACAATAGGCATTACTTGGACTCCAGTTGTGCGACACGCGCAGTAAGTTCTTGAATAGCAGCGGTCAGCGTAGCGACCAAGAATGAGGTATCAACGCCTTGGTACCGTGGCTTGCCTTCAGCGTCCACAGCGTCCTTCTCGCCAGTCACACACTGAGGCACAACTTCGGCAAGTTCATGGGCGATGAAACCCTGACCGTCAGAGCCATCGGCGTTCCACTTGTATGTGCAAGGCTTGAGCAGCGCCACCTTTGCCAACGCGCCTGTCATTGGAGCAATGGTGTTCTTTAAGCGATAGTCGGAGGAAGTATTAAACGCTGTGGCTGTACCACTTGTGGATATTGACCCAACCGCACCATTTGCATTTAAATAAATGGCGTGAAACGCACTAGTTGTCCCTGTAACATAAGATTCAAGAACACTACCCGAAGTACCACCGTTTACATTAAATAAATGCAAGGCTGAATTGTAAGAGTTTGTTGTGCCGCCAATAAATACTTGTCCCGCCGACGAGATTCTGGCGCGTTCGGTAGGGTTTGTATTTGCAGCGGCGGCTGTTAGGAAGCGAATATCAGCGCCGGTAGGTGAACTGGCAAGTTGAACCGCAGAAGCGCCGTAAGATGTATTTGAAAATGAAGTCCACGACTGGCCTGAACCCGTAGCGTTTGCGTATGCGTTTGCTGAAAAAGTGTTTAACGCGTTTGTCCCGTCAAAACCCCCAGAGAGATAAAGCGGAACGGAAGAATAGCGAACACTTAATGCTCTAGTTGTCGATGTGTCGGAGCCAATTTGTAAATCAACCCCCGGGTTGGTTGAAGCAATACCAACCTTTCCGTCGCTTGCAATCCGCATTCGCTCCGTATTGCTAGTGCTAAAAATCAACGGCAACGCTTGGGTCTGGTTGATGATGCCGTTGCCAGCCGTGTCTACGCCAAACAGCGTGCCGTTGAGTCCGGTGTTGCTGTTGCCAGCAGACATGACCGTCTGTGTCGAGCCAGTGCGATAAAGGCTCAAAACTTGGGTTGGGGCGTTGCCTTGCGCGATGCCGAGGTTGCCGGAGGCGTCGAGGCGCATTGCTTCCGTAAAACTTATAACATTGCCTGCGGTGCCGGAGGCTGCGTTGTACCAAGAGTGAACAGCACCAACTGGCTGATATAAAGATGCAGCAGCCGATGCGTAGTACCGCCAATTTCCGTCATAATAAGCGTTGTTTGTCAGTCCACGCTTACTATAAGAATAATTAGTAGAAGCAGTCGTACCTAATTGCAACGCTCCGCTTGTTTCCCACGCACTCGGCGTTACGCCCAGACCGAGGTTGCCGGAGGTGGTGAGACGCATCATCTCATTGTTGCCACCACCAACATCCGTTAGCCAAGTCAGCGCATTGCCGTTGTTGGCCGTGGACCCCATGCCCATAGACCAACTATTGCCTGAGGCATTGACTACATAACTAGCCCGCGCAGAAGAACCCGCATCTTCGTTGCGAATCCACATGCGGGTGTCGCTGTTCTGGCTTCTAACCAAAACGAGATTTCCGTAGGTCGAAGGAGATGTGATACCGATGCCGAGGTTGCCGCTGCTGTCCACATACCAGCGATATGCAGAGGCCGTGTTGTCCCACAACCCCACAGCGTTTGCTCCGGGGACACCAAGCGTGTACTTACCCGTGCCAGTCGTGCCGGAAAGAGTCAGCGCGGCGGTCGTGCCTTCAATCTGCAACTGACGGCTAAAGCCTGCGGTGTTAGATGGGGTGGTTGCGCCGATTCCAACATTAGCGGACGAATTAATCCGCATCGCCTCTACGCCGCCCTCCGTAAACGCAATCGTGTCTGCGGCGGGGAAGAAGATGCCGGTGTTGGTGTCGCCAGTCGTGGTGATAGACGGCGCTGCGGCAGTACCGGCAGCGAAGGTAGATGCGCCCGTAACCGCTATGTTCCCAATACTGACAACCTGCGAAGCATCAATACTAATCGCCGTCGTTGGAACTGCGCCGGTTTGGAAAACAAGCGTGCCCGTAGTATCGCTCGTTACCTTGAACGCTGTAGTAGACGTTGTACTGGCGCTTATCGTGCTCATTTAGATGATCGTCCAGATCTGGCCGCTAGTGACCGTTACAACAACACCCGAGGCTACTGTCATCGGGCCAACCGAGATGCCGTTATAACCACTAGCGATAGTGTAGTTCGCCGAGACTGTCGTTGCATTGGCAAAGATGCCGTTACCCGCCTCGAAATTACCCGGAGTGTAAACGTTATTGTTCACGTCCCTGTAGACGGACTTGCCTGCCGGGTAATCGCAGAAGACGCTCTTGGTACCTGCTGAGAAGTTGACGAGACTGCCGCCGTTGGACGATGACAACACCGTGTCTCGGGAGAGCGTAGTCCCCGAAGACGTATACGTACCGATGCCCACCTCCCACTCATTAGCGGTCTGGTGAACGATGGCGTAATACGTGGTGTTAGCGTTGCCAATCGCAGCAAACGACTGATAGCCCGTCTGCGCCCCAGCAAGAGTTACCGTGCCAGTGCCAGCAGTAGTCGTCGTCTCATTGACACGATCAGCAAGTACAAGAGGCATTTTAAGCCCCCATCAACTGATCTTCTGCAAACCAACGCTGCTGACTGATCCCGTCCGTGTCGGTCCACTCGATGAGGTAATAGATCACTCCATCCTCAGTCATACGCAACGCGATCACAGGACCTTCAGGCACAACAGCCTTTACGCGAACCACATCACCTTTCTTGTGCATGGGATGCTCCTTAAGCAGCGTCAAGGCTGAAGGTATAGGTCACGTTGAGCGTGTCACCAGAAGTAACGTTGCGATCACCGGGGGCTTGGAAATCCGCCGCCGAGAACAGGATCCCGGTCGTGCCAAGCTTGGTGCTGTTGCTGATCAAGAACGCCCCGCCAACCGTAGCCGTGGCGTTGATGTTGTACTGGGCAGGCGAAGCCGAGTTGGTGATGATCGACGGGTCCGCAGTCGAAGCCGTGCCGAACGTAGCCGCAGGACGGGTCGCGTTGCTATACGGGACGATCTCAGTCCAACCGATATGTGAAGCAGCCGTATCCGAAGCTGCCGGAGTGTTCGACGCAGCCGCGCCGTAAAGCCCGATGAACCACGCAGCGGTATACGTCACGCCTGAAAAATACTTGGCGTTCATGTCCTGAAGGCCCACGTTCACCACGAGGTTCTCGGACTCAGCAACCCACTTCAGGTTGCCTTCTGCATCACGGCACTCGATACGGAAAACGCCGCCGCCACGAAGACCTTCCTTCGCGCCGTCACTCTTGGTGATCGAAGCCGCCGCCTCGTCTACCGACTTAGCCTTGTTGGTAAGCATCTCAATAACTCCTTAAGTAAATCGAAGCAGCGCAGAATCGGATGAATTGGTCGGCATCTGCACCGTGAAGGTGTTGGTAGCGATCTTGTCTGCGCCAAAACTCAGGACCGCTATGGACTTGTTGCTCTTGCTTGCGTTGTAGATGAGGCCGCCTGCCGCCGTGAAGGACGCCGGGTTCCACACAGCATCGTTGAAATCGACGTAGACCACGTTGTTCGCCGTGTTGATCGTCACGCCGGTCAAGACCACGCCCCCGGCAACATAGCTACCGCCGACAACCTCGTTTGAGGTTGTATAGACCGTGGTGTTCTCATCCAAGGTCGCGTTGCTTGTGTAGAGCGCAAGCTTGATCGTATCCGTCAGCAGGTTATGCACCGCCTGCGGAAGTTCAGCCTTGAAGCTCAGCGTTTGGGTCTGAAAAATCACGTGCTCACCGGAACCCTAGCCTGACCAGAGCGGTACGCATCACGCCGGTTGAGGCCATCGCCAAGGCGGGTCAACTGACCAACGGCTTCCTGATACTTCTGCTCGTAGTACTGCATCATGTCGGCCTCACCCTTCAAGTAGGTGTAGGCTTCGCGCAGCGTGCCGTAGAGCAAGATGTTCTCGAAGTTGTCCCCAAGCCACGACGTACCCGCCGTCACGATGCTCTGCGGGTAGTAATAGTAGTGCATCTCTACCTGATACGCGGCATTCGGGGTCGGCCCCAAGATCAAGGTATTGTCGTCGAAGATCGCGTAATACTTCGGGATGCCCGTGTCATCCGGGTCGGGATATGACTGCCGGATGAAGTTCACGTCCTTATCGAGCAGGAACTCCTGAGCGTTCGTCGTCGGGTCGATCACCGTCAAAGAGAACGTCGCAAGCCAGTCGCTCGGTAGCGTCAGGTACTTGTTGTTAATGGACAGAGTACCAATCTGGTTGCGACGGATCGCCGGGATCTGGACCGAGTTATAGATCCGCTCTTCCGCAAGTCCCACAAAGGTAGGGATGTTCGCTACGAACGACGTTTCAGTCGATTCGCAGTACTGCTGTACCAGTGTAGTGAGCGTTGCGTAGTTCATGGTCTAGAAGTATTACCGCTCTTTGCCCTGACGCGTCAGCACGCCAGCCAAGCCACCCTTGTCAAGCTTGACCCGCTCAATGAACTTGCGGCCCTTGGTGGCAGCGCCGTAGCCCTGCATGTCCATGTGGGTCACGCCCACGTTGACATCTTTCTCAGGATAGCCGTTCTCGCCCGTAGGAGCGTTGTTCGGCTCAGGCTGCTTGTACTTGCCGATGGGATTCATGTCCCAATCGAAGAACTTGAAATCAGGCTTGCCCATGATGATTACCTCGGGCCAGACGAACCGCGCATCGGGCTGCGCTGATTCATGACCTTAGCCATGCCACGACCGTACTTCTTCATCTCGCTGTTGGTCTTGCCACCAGCACGGAGTTTGGTCAGCGGCTTGCCGGGGTGCATCGCCTTCTCATGCTTGTGGACGGCCTTCTTCGTCATGGCCTTGTCCATCTTAATGTCACTGTGCTTCATCTCAATACTCCTAGGTCGTTACGACCGTTACATCGCCTACGTATCCCTTGGATACGAGATAATTCGGGGTCAGCCCTGCATCATCTGCGGAGGCCCCACCAACCGGGTTCCAGCCCCACTGGATCATTCTACTACCACCCGCGCCGTCATTGCCGGGTGCAAAATAAGTCGTGTCCGGGCGGGGGTTCCGTATTGCCTGCGGATCGTCCACCGGGTACAGACCAAGCGACAACTGCGGCTGATCAGGTTCCCAACACGACCCACAAACAAGGATATTAACGTTCTTGGTCTTGATGACAAGCGGCCTAAGCTCCTTCAGCTTAAAGCGCCACCCGCAGCGGTCACACTGCGAGATAGCATTTTTGCCACTTGCAAACCGATTAGGCATCAGTAGCCCCCAAGGAAGCTCTGTCTCGGCACGAACCGCACCGCAGCCTTCTCCCGATCCTCGCCCGCAGCCAGATCCCAAGCCTCGTCGTACTGAGCCTTGAGCGATGCCATCCTAGCTTCAGAGCCGGGAATCTTCATCGAGAGCATGTAGGCCAAGCCCGCGACCATGCAGGGCAGGAAGCGGAACGGGATGTCCTGCCCGTTAGAGCCATTACCCACGTCGAACATGCGGCGCAGCCGGGTGTAGTAAATGGTGTACGGGGTGCTGTTGTCGGGCTTCGGCCACACCGTGAACTGCGGATAGACCACGACATTATTGGCATCGGTTGCACCCGTACGACGATTGATCCAGATCTGGATCGGACGCCCCGTCGCGTTCTTGTTCGGGATGGCAACGTAGGTGCTGGACGAAATTCGGCTGATGTTGATGTCGATCTGGTTCGTGCCGGTGCCCGTCCGGATCACATGGTCAAGCAAGTCCACCGTGTCGGCAGGGAGGTCATAGGTACCGACGTTGTAGGTCAAGGCATGCGTGCCCTGCTCAAGCGTCCACAGATTGATGCCCCGGTTGGACCAGTCCATGAGCAACAGGGACAGACTACGCTTAGCCGTACGCAGGTCGTAACCGCTACGAAGTTCCGCACCACAACGCTCGAAAGCCTCTTCCACGATGGTGTTGAGGTCGAGATTGAAGTCGGTTGTGGCTGTAGTCTTGTCGGCCATTACTTCTTACCCTTTACCCGCTTGGCGGAAGCTGCGCGTTTTAGCAGCAA